AGCTTCGAGCATAGCCTTAGTAGCTTGGCTCTTAGCATCAAACATCTTACCGATCATAGGAGCAAGACCACCGATATCGTTGGCTACCTTGCTTGCCTTCTTGACCATCCCTATTGCTTTTTGTAGCCCATCCAGAGCCGCTATGGGGTCGATCATTTATAGTCCTTTATTTAGTTATTCCATACCTTTAGTTTGCCTGTTGTACTCTTGTAGAACTTGAGCACCTGTAATACTGCCTTCTTTGGTAGCTCTAGAAGTCAGCATCTGTCCAATCTTCTTAGCTGCATCGGGACGGCTACGTAACAATGTTTCCATTGCTTTGATACCGCTTTCAGAGTACAGCACTGGAGAACCTACAGATAAGCCTGCAGCTACAGCAGGATTCTGGAAAGCTGCCATCAAGCCTGAAGCTTGAGTAGCTAAACGACCTTCCAAAGTAGACCGAGCATCACGTTCAAGCACAGACAAAGCTGCATCTGAAATATCCTGACCTCGTGCAGTACCAGCTGCAAAGGCTGTCTTGTTTCTAGACATATCACGTTGTCTAACAGCTGTGCTGTATTGCTTAGGGGTAAACACACCATTAGCTGCGCCTGAGTTAGCTGCTGCTGTCTTCATCACTGCAATATCACCGTAAGCACTATCAATACGTCTTAATATAGAGGATTGTTCAGGATTCTGCTTACGTAGAGCACCTTTCATAGAATCTAGTACCTCACCTAAAGCATCGCCAATCTCTCGCTCAGCTGCTGTGGTACTATTCTTGTAAGAGATTACTTTCTTAAGCAAGTCAGATTCAATATCTTTGTATGATGGCCCATCAATCTTACCGTCCTTAGGTAAGCGACTAAACACTGTTGAATCAACAATGTCTTTAACAGCTTGACGCTGTTGTGCACTTGGAAGACTAGGTGAACGAGTTACTTTAAGTATGTTTGTATAAGTTGGGAAGTCTAACTTAAAGTCCATCTTCTGCAAGACTTCATCATACTTATTAGATACTGCTGTGTTAGCGTGTTGAACAGCGTCACGACCAATCACATCCTCAGGAAGAGCATCGTCAATCTTCTTAAGAGCTTTGTTAATGATTCCTTTGTTAAACGAATACAAGCCACGCTCTTTAGCATTAGAGATATAAGAACCTACTAGTGGCAAGTTTTCAGCAAACTCTTCAAAGGCTTTAGCTTGACCGCCCATGAGCTGACCGGGAGTCATCTTGACACCTAGATCACGCATTGTCTGTTCAGCTTTAGATGCAAGAGGATTTAGCACAGCTCCAGCACCTTTAACTAGACCTGCACCAGCTACGCCAAAGACACCTCCACCTGCAGTTTGTTTAAACTTTTCTTCAGTAAATCCTTCAGTATCTGTAACAGGAGCAATAACACCTTGAGTTGCACCTATAGCTGCAGCTTGAGCAAGTGGCTTAGCAACCATAGAGCCTACAGCACCACCAGCAAGCAAGTTAGCAGGACTAAGCAAGCTACCACCCAATCGTGCCCAGTCTGTACCTTCCTCACCTGCAGCAGTTCTTTGAGCTTGATATTGTTGCTCCCTCTGAGGAACAACTCTTTCAGCAAAAGCTTGAGCTTCTTTAGGATAGAAACCTACAGCTTGCATACCTTTAGCCATCAACTGACCTGCACCATATACAGGATCCATTACACCCTGCAAGAAGCCACTAGGAGCCTCTTGAGGTTGTGCTGGTTTAGTTGGTGCAAAGTCAGCTGCTGTAGCTAATCCAGCTTTAATTGCTTTAGCTTGAATGTCAGCCTTTGATGTACCTTCAGGGACACCTTGAAGGATTGTCCCATTTGGAAGTTCAATATCCATGTTATTCCTTTAAATCAGACCACTTAACCGTTCCTTTTACAGGGCCAAGAGGTAATGGTTTTCCTTTAATTGTTGCTTCCTGTTGTGCTTCCAAACGTTTAACACCTTCATCGATCTTTTCCTTGGCACGTTTAAGAATCTTCTTAATTGAACCAGTTTCAAGTGTTGTGTCTCCAGCCATCACAGAACGTAAGTATTTAAGTTCTTCAATTGAGTCATTACCACCAAACTCTTGCAAGCGAGGAATAACGACATCACCGATATAAGCTCTAAATTGTTCTGTATTCTCTAAGGTCTTCTGACCGCCTACCACACCTTTAGAGTATTTAGCTGCAGCTTCCATTGTTGGGCCGTAACCACCTGCAAAGATACCTTTATCTGCCATCTTTAAAGCATCATCAATTGATTTCATGGCAGTATATTTGCCTTGAACTTCAACAGATTGTTTACCAACCCCTTTACCAGCTTCAGCACCTGCAGCCTTGGCTTGAGCACCCACCATAGCTTCCCCAAGTTTACTAAGGCCAGTACCTAGTGATTCTTCAAGCGTCTTACCTGCAGAACCTAGATCAGCAATAACTTCACCTGTTTGTGAGTTAATAAGTTTAGTACGACCATCAGCTTTAATAACTGTTGTCTTAGCATCAGATTCTTTGAACTTAAGATCTCCAACATCGCCAGTTTCTTTGAATGTTTTTAAACTTGTAGTGGTGTAGACACCTTTCTCTAAAAGTTTCTGGAAAGGATCTGCAGCAACTTTCTCACGTTCACGTTGCTTAATAAGAGCTTGTTCAGAACCAATCTTAGCCTTAGACAGTTCCAAAGCATCAGCACGTTGCATAATTTGAAAACCTAGTTCAGGATCTGTACCTTGCAAGGCTGCAGCCATTTGACGCAAGCCTTCAGGAGTATTAGTATCGAACTGAGAAGCCATCTGACGAAGCATAGTAGCTCGTTTAATAGCTGGATCTTGTACATCAACACCCATAGCACCAGCTAAGCCACGACCTAAGTTGCCAGTGTTCTTATAGATGTTATAAGACATCTGTTGCTGAGGAGTCATCGTAGCAAACTGCGAAGCTTTCTGTTCTACCAGTTGACGTTGCATTTCCTCAGGAGTACCCATGCCTCCGAATAAACCTTGAATTCCTTGTGTAGCCATTGTGTTTCCTTAGAGGTAATTACCTAAGTCTTGATTACCGTAATAAGATCCAGTACCAAAACTTGTTGGGAATGCTGACATAGCTGTTTGAGGTGTTCTACTAAGTCCTGAAATCAACTGACTGATAGGGTCTGTTAAACCACCTACTACAGCATTGTTACGTTGCATCTGCAAAGCTGCTGCCTGTTGTGCTGCTTCATTCTGCAATAAAGCACCTTGTTTAGCTGCTGCTGCAACACTTGAGCCTAGACCAGCACCTAGATTCAGTGCATTAGCACCTTGATTCTCCAAGTTAATAGCTTGCTGAGTGTATTGAGTATATGGAGCCAAAGCTTGTGTCTGTAATCCAAAACCTTGACCTGCCAAGTTCAAACCACCTGTCATCAATCCCTGACCGAACTGTACTTGCTGATTACCGAATGTCTGAGCATTAGCAGCCAACTGAGCATCTTGCTGAGCACGAGCATTCATAGCAGCTGCAATAGTGGGATTAGTCGCCTGAAGTCCGGGAGCACCTTGAGTATATCCTTCTGAAGTTGCACCTGTAGCTAAACCCATACGACCTTGCTGTTGCTGTTGGTTATACAACTGGGCCATCTGCTGTTCACGACCCGGAGCAAGTAACTGTTGCTGTTGTGTCATGTACTGCTGAGCAGCTGCTTGAGGAGTCTGAGCTACGTACTGAGCACCTAAGTTAAACAATCCAGCAGCTTGAGCATTGACATTAGGTTGATATGCTTGAATCTCTTGAGCCTGACCTAAGCCAGTACCTGCCATGCCCATCAAACCTTCACGGGCTGCAGCTACGTCAGGAGCTACTTGATAACCTGCACCTGTTAGTTGTCCTGTAGTAGGGTCGTATTGAAAGCCTGACTTACCGAACCTTGTAGTAACTCCTACAGGTCGAAACTGTGCAGCCTGTGCAGCTGCATTAGCTGCATTAGTGGTAGCATTAGCAGCTTGATTAGCTGAATAAACACTACCTGCAGTGCCCAACAAAGGGCCAATTAAATCTGTCCAATCAGCCATATTAGTATGTGCCTCCGTCCACGGTTGCTGTGAATGTACCTGAAACTGTTAAATTAGCAGCTGTAATAGTTCCAGTGAATGTTGGGTTAGCTTTATCAGCTTTAGAGTTAACTGCTGATGAAATAGCGTTGAACTCAGTATCAATATCAGTACCCTTGACTAACTTGCTGGGATTACCAGAAGCTAGTGAGTCCTTAATTGCAAAGTCTGTACTCTTAGTGTAATTACTCACATTAATCTCCTAGTTATCTTATACGACCAGCTTTAACGTAACAGTCAAGCTTTTGTAGTGAAATCTCAAAATTGTTAATATCTAGTTCCATACCAATTTGTAAGACATTACCTGAACCACTGGCTTGAATCTTCTTATTGTCAAACACGATACCAGCTGTATACTCACCTATGTTATATTCAGCGATACCATATTCAGCTATCGAAGTACTACCTAATTCAATAGTTCTAGACTGATATGCAGCACTATAATCAAAGCCATACTTAACAAAGACTACAGCTGTATTTCCACCAATGAATGTTAAGTTAATCTTCTTTAATATCTTTAATGAAGTAGGACTTCCAAAGTCAAAGTAGTTAGTATAGTATTGTACTCTATAAGTATCAGTGTTGTCAAGGTTTGTGTTATATTTTCCAATAAAACTTTCTTGTCCTAGCAATAAATCTTTATTACGGGTATAGAAGAAAGCTTTAGGAGTGATATTATTCCACGTTGTAGTCTTAGCTGCACCATTCTGAAGCTGTCCTCGCATATCAAAGCAGTAGACAGTATTGACTGTAGGTAGAGACAATAAGTAGAAGGCATCCTTGTCTGAATACACAGCCTTGATATTAGCTGCGGTCTCAGAAGATAAATCCTCTACCAGAGCATCCTTAACATTCAAGCTAAGCTCTCGCATTGGAGCTGACTTCTCTTGAATGGTACGCATGAGTGAACGTACACCAGTATCTGACAAGAAGACAATATCACTACCAGTCTTAACTACTGAGTCTCTAGCAAAGCATCCAATACCTGTGATAGTATCTGACAGTGTTAAGTTATTAGGATCTGTAGCATTGGAGTAGATAAGAATCTGTCTACGACCGAAGATAATTAAGAAACCATTATGTGAGGCTAGAGCTGTAATCTCATCAGAGCCTGCAGGCCACACTTGAGATACATCTAAAGTCCCTGATGTACCAGTATTCAAGACATGACCTGATAACAGATCTGAGAACTGTACAGTACTCTTGTCTGTTGCATTGTTAGCTGTCCAGATACGACCATAGGCACTGATAGCACAGTTGTTACTTTTAACTGTACCTAAGTAACCAGTCTTCTCAGAGATACGCTTGTACGTAGTTGCACTGGTCGCAGGATCGAACACTAGAGGATCATGTCCAGCTTGATACAGGAAGATACAGCCATTCAACGGAGCCATCTGCCAATGATCAGCTGTAATGGTAGGAGCTGTACCGCCCCCTCCGTAGCTCAGCTGAGTCAGTGTTGAACCTGACAACTTGAATAGTTTATTGTTACCAGCAGCTATAATGTAAGAGTTACCTGAGTTATCAATCAACTCACCAATAGCTTTTACATCATAACCTGTTAGAGCTGCCAAAGAAGAGTGAGCTGTAGACCAACCCTTTCTAGCACCAATACGTCCGAACCTGTCAATGACACAGTTCTGAGCAACAGTTGCAAACCCATTGTCTAGATTGACAGATGAGTCTTGCAAGTTCAGCCCCATGAATCCCGGAGCTTGAACTGTTGTAGTTAATAACTGTTCTGCCATTTACACAGCACTCCAAACTACTGAGTCTTCATAACGGTTTCTCTCCAAAGCAATAGCATCTGCTAAGGCTAATCTGTACATCAAGTAAGCTTCAGATGCTGTTACACCTGAGTCTTCACCTCGCTCAGCAATAGCTTTAGAGTATGCCAACAGAGAGGGCAAGTGAGAGGGTATCAAGAGAGTATCTGAGTCATTCACTAGATCCACTGTAGGTATTACTAACTCAAACCTTAATGAATATACACCGTCAGGCTTAGGGTATACATCTACCTTAGTATCACCATTACTGTCTACACCGTTATAAGCATAATATGTTGGTGAAGCTGGTGTCGATGTACCTAAGTAGTACATACGATTAAGCCAGTCACGGTTAACAGCTTGCATTGAGAAGTCATCAGTGTCGTTAAGAACATCACTGGTGGTAAATCTCTGGCCTGAGCCTGTAAGAGTATAGTTACGAGTGTTAGCAGTAGTTGTAACTACAATGGTATTGCTTAAAGCATTCCAGTCATGAGCATCTTCAATCTCACGCTTAGCATCATTAACCCAGATACCTACAAGGTTTGAGTAGTCGGTATCGGTTACAGAAGTAACAGTAGGCTCACGCAAGCGTTTGAGCACATTGTTCACAACGTCTAAATACGTAGCCATTTATATGTCCTTTATTACTTGTTCTTCTTAGAAGTCTTCTTAGCCTTATTTGCCTCACTCATGGCAATTGCAATAGCTTGTTTACGAGACTTTACTACAGGGCCGCCTTTACCGCTATGCAGAGTACCTTCTTTGTACTCGTGCATGACTTTACCCATCTTCTTCATGCCTTTGGTAGGTTGTTTCATATTCTTATTTAACTCCATGAAATCTGTTGTCTAAAGCTAACCAAATAGCTCCGAAGAATGCACCTATAACAAGTACAGGTTTAACAGCCTTAGCAATCCACTCAAGTACTTGGAAGGCTCCAGATGCTGCATTGAAGGCTTTAACAACCTCTTGAGTGTTCTTGTCTAACTGATCCACCTTAGCTTCAACAGCACATAAGCGGTCATATATCTGAGCATGGCTAATCTCTTCACTAGCCATCGTTATTCACTCCAAGGAGTACCAGTTGCAGTCACAGGATTCTTCTGCAAAGCAATATTAGCTGCCAGAGCATCTTCTGTGGCTTGTTTATCAACAGATTCCCATACCCAGTTCAATACTTCTGCTTCAGTAACTGAGGCATAAGGGATTGTGGGTGTTCCTGCTTGCCAAGATACTGTGGAATAGATGGAAGCCGTGTAGTCTCCATCTACGGCTGTTGCAGTCCAATGTGCGCAAAAAATGAACCCATTTGAGGTTTCGTAATCAGTTTGGGTTACTACCCAGTTATAAGTCGTAGTCATAATTTACCTTTCAGTGATTAAAGATTTGCGGCATCCAAACGTGCCTTAAGTGATTCAATGATTGCTTGTTGTTCTTGAATAGCCGCAGTTAATGTAGCCACCAAGAATGATGTGTCAATGCCTTGGTACTTAGGATTGCCATCTTCGTCCACAGCATCTTTTTCACCAGTTACAGCATGAGGGCAAACTTCAGCCAACTCGTGAGCAATAAAGCCTTCGCCATCAGAGCCGTCAGCGTTCCATTTGTAAGTGCAAGGCTTGAGCAATGCCACCTTTGCCAAAGCGCCTGTCATTGGTGCAATAGTGTTCTTTAGGCGGTAGTCAGATGAGGTGTTGTAAGCAACTGCTGTTGTGCCATTTTGTGTAACACCGCCAATAATTGTGCCGGCATATTCATAGGTTGTGTAATATGTTCCACTACCAGTACCTGTTGCATGACCAAGAGCTAAATAGCCATTTCCTGTTCCAAGTAAATAAACCATAGCACCGTTTGTTGTCGAGGTAGTCGTAGTCCCCACCAGCAAGTTACCGCTAGAGTCTATTCTGGCTCGTTCTGTGTTGTTAGTCAGGAAAGCAAGATAACCAGTAGATGTAGTTCCAAACTGGAATCCGCTTGATGTTTCAGAAAACACATTTGTGA